TTGTTGTTCATTGCATCTTTTATATGTGCGTCTGTATAATCAGGTCTTAATTGTCCTATAATACTTTCGTTACCCATATTCAATGCTCTAATGGCACTAGGATACAAACTGTTAATATCAATACTTCCTATCCAATCATGTAATCCTTTTTTAGGATATGCCACATAAGCACCAGCCGCCTGTGTACTACCTAGTTGTTCTCTGCTTTTACGACTTGGTACTACTAGTCCTCTTTGGTGTGCTTCGTTAATGATTGCTTGTTCTGTAACTGCTACTGCACCCATTGTTGTTTGTAATAAAACTGTATTTGCATGAGCAAGTTCACTGCTTAACTCCATAAACCTTAACTTCTTATCAAGTTTATTTAGAAGCATTGTATCTTGTCTACTATAGTCTAAGAACTTTTCAAAGTCATTATTGTATAACTGATCCAATGTTCCTTCATATTGAACTTTACGTTCATCTAATTCATATTCACCAATAGCATCTAAACTGTAACTATGCATTTCATGATATGTATATTTTCTATAAAGTTGCATATAGTCCATATGCACTCTACCAATAGTATCAAACGTTAGTGTTTCAGCACCAAATCTTTCAAATGTTCTTTGTTTAGGATATTGTCCCCACAAACAGAAACGCCTAGTATCATCTTTACTTAATACACGTTTTACTCTGTTAACCATATAAGGAATATCATAACCTTCACTGTTCCATCCACTTAATATATCTGCATCTTCAATTAGTGTTAAGAACGTATCAAGTAGTTGGGACTCTTCGTCAAATAAGAAACAGTTTTCAAACTGTTCTGAAATCTTCTTTGCATCTGCTTTGTCCATACCTTTCGGAGCAATAGCCAGTGTAATAAGTTGTTCGGACCATTGTAAGTATAATGATATAGCAGTAATTGGATTAAAAGGATCATCAGGTGTACTGAATCCTCTGTCTTTATCAAAGTCCGTTTCAATATCAAAGAAACAAGTATGTAATTTAGGAGCATCAACACCTAAATAGTTTTCTTCTAATATACGGAATATTGGATTAAAGTCGCTTTCATATGTTTGCTTTTTGCCAGAGATCTTTAATTCTCTACGAAAGTCTTTTAGTGTGCGACATTGTGTTCTGGAAACTGGACGACCATAAATGCTTTTAAACTTTCCTTTTGGATCGTCATAATAAAATATATATTTTGCTGGAAAGTCTCTGTATTCTCTTTTACCGTCTACTCTTTCAACAATGTGAATACGGTCTTTTTCTCTGTCTAGTAATGCGTCAACGTACATTTTTTACCTCTGTTGCTTTTGGCCAACATAGCCTTGTTACTTGCTCTATAGAGCGATGAAATTTTCAATTAAGCCTATTATATAAATTATAGTAAGTCCTGCGTTCAAAACAATTAATGACTTTTCTTTCCAAAGTATTCCTACTAATACCCATATACCATTTGCTAAACAAAATGCATAACTATACCAAGGGTATAAATTAAAACTTGCCATTGTTGCCGCAACTAATAATACTACGGTTCCTATCCATGCTAATGATTGATATGGTTTAGTATTGTTTATCGTACTCATGTTTTGTTATCAGTTCTAGTTCTATTGCTTCTATTGTAGCATATTTGTATAAAAAGTCAATCGTTTCTAATAGTTTAGAATAAGTTTTTTCATACAGATATACAGTTGCCTCTAATGTGCCTTTAGTTATTTTTGCCTTATAATATACTGCCATTGTGTGCTTGTTAATATAAGGGAGCCGCAACTCCCTCATATCTCTATTGTACTTCGTCTGTTAAGACTAATGGATCTTGCTTTAAATAATCTAAAGCATTCTCTGGTGTTGATTCCACATACGGATCGTTATCATCACCATCATTGTTGATGCCTGGTTCTTGCCACCATTTTTCAACAATACCATCGTTAATAATTGCCATGTATCTCCATGAACGCAATCCAAAACCTAAATGGTTCTTACCGATAAGCATACCCATAAAACGTGTAAAGTTTCCAGATCCGTCTGGAATAAATTTTACATTTTTAATCTTTTGTTGATTATGCCATGCGTTCATTACATATGCATCATTAACACTTATACAATAAATTTCATCAATATTATTTTGACGAATTTTATCATATACTGTTTCAAAGCCAGGAAGTTGTTGTGATGAACAGGTTGGAGTAAATGCCCCTGGGAGACTGAACAATACTACTCTCTTACCTTTAAAGTAATCATCAGTAGTTTTATCAATCCATTCTCCGCCAATGGCGCAACCCTCTACTCCTTCAACTTCTTCATCACCCTCTCTGGTTCTGAAAGTTACTTTTGGAAGTATTAGTCCTTCTCTCATAAACATTTCCTTGTGTTAAATGAATAACCTGTATAATGCCACAGTATTCATTATAGTAAACCAAAAAGTCAATACCATTACCCATGCACTATTTCTATAATAGGCGCCTACAAATCCAGTTGCACTGCCTATAAAATAAAAAGGTATGAATATATCTGGTCTAGGTTCAAGTACAGTATAGGTTAATATTGCACTTCCTATAATAACAGTGATTGCACTTACCATTTCAAAGTAAAATGCAACCTTGTTACTATTATAGGAATTTACCCAAAAGTTTTTTATTTTTTCCAATTATGGTGTACCTGCGGATCCTATCTTACCTGTTGTTGCAAGGATATTTTCTAATGATCCATAGTCATCTGCATTCTCTTGGAAGTTGCCTTTATGTGCAACTTTAATTGCTTTTTTCAATACACCGGGTTTAATCTGCATCTCTTCTGCGATTGCTTTTACAGTATCATTTAAACCTTCGTTTAAATCTTCTACTTCTTGCAATACACTGATCCCTTCATTAATTACTTGGGATAGTTTTGCTTTTTCCTCAGGATTGAATACTTTATCTGCACTCATGTGAACTCCTTGTTCTTTTTGATATACTCTTTATATATTATATGATTTTTGACTGAGAGTCAACCGTTATTTTAAGAAAGTTTAGGATTGAACTGGAATAGCATTTCTTGTGGTTTTCCAGTAGTAATAATTGCTGGATTCTTTTTAGCAGTAGTAACTTTATCAAAGTCAGTACCTTCTTTTAGCACACCTATACAATTATCTGCTATACTAATACCTGCTAATAATTGCCATGCTCCACCTTGATCTGATTGCTTGTACCAATCAAAGTTTGCTCTGATGTATGCAAGTCTAACATCATTTGGATTAGCATTGTCTTTAGCAAATGCATCTACAACAGGTTTAGCAAATGAACCAAATACTTTACCAAATACTGCTTCGCCTACTTTTTTACGGTCTTTTGGTTTAGCACTATTACATATCTGTACAAATGTTTCAACATTCATACTTGCTTGTTTTTCTAAGAATTCGTTAACTGGACCAGCAAGTTCTTCAAATTGTGTAATTGCTTCTAACATAGAATCTCTACTAGGAACGTTTCCAGTCTCTCCAAAACGTCCTCCACCTGATCCTTTTTTCTCTCCGATAGCGGCTTTAACTTCTACAGGAACATTACCTACTGTAACGTCGCCTTTTCCTTTAATACTTATTGTTGAACTTAAAATGGCTAAACCATGTTCACATGGCCCTTTCATTAGTTGTCCAACACCAAACTCTTTTAAATGTATGAATACTTCTTTGTTAATAGGATCACCATAGCACAATTTATCTAAACTATATGATCCCGGAGTAATTAATACTTTAGGGTCAATTACTTTGTTTGCTTGTAGATTTTCTGTAAACTTCATCTTCTCGCCATAAGACAAAGGTGCTTGAGATATTTTGCCTGCAATTTTTAGAACCTGTGTGTCGTTGTATTCATCTTTTAGTACGGATGGTAGTACTGAAGTGAACCTATCTAATACTTTGTTTTTGTTTAAAACATTGTATACTTTGTCAAGGACTTTCTCTGCATTCGCTTTAGCATCTTCATCTTTTGTATTAGGATCGATGGCATTGATACTAGTTAGAATTTCTTGTTTTGCAGTTGCTAAATCTGTGTATTCTCTAATTAATTGTTTGGCTCGCATAATTCTTTATCCTGTAATATAACTTATTTATCTATTTAACTAGACTTAAATCCCAGGGTATATAGTCTTGATAATTGATACCTTTAGTTTTACCCATTGTTTTAATGAATTCGTGAAACAACATAACACGTTCTTCATAGTCATCACTTTTTGGTGTGTCTAACACTTTTTGGAAGTAATTAATTATATAATTAAAGTGTCCGTCTAATTGATCATAATAGTCACGTTTCTTTAATTGTTTCAATGTTTGTTCAATTACAGGACGTGGTGTTAGTTCTGTCTGCAAATACCTTTGTCCATTTATAGGTAAGAAGTTTGCCCATGGTTTATTTTTT